ATACCTTGTATACCTTGTATACCTTGAGCTCCAGTATCTCCTTTAGGAATAGAAAAATCAAAACTTGCAGCTGATGAAGTACCACTGTTGGTAACAGAAACATTTGTTCCAGCATTACCAGTTGTTACTGTCCCAACTGCAATCGTGGCAGCTGTACCTGTAACCCCTTGAATACCTTGATTTCCTTGAGCACCTTGAGATCCAGTATCACCAGTGTCTCCTTTATCACCTTTGAGACCTTGAGGACCTGTAGCTCCAGTATTACCTGTAGCACCTTGAGGACCTGTAGCACCTTGAGGACCTGTAGCTCCTGTAGCTCCTGTAGCTCCAATTAATGTTGAAGCACTACCCCATGAACCATTAGTCTTAGGACCATATATAGCATCATTAGTCGTATCAATATAAACATCACCTTCTTTACCAAGCCCCTGGTCTGGAGCACCTGCACCATTTAAAGATGCTGGTTTGTTTTTAGGGTTTGTAGAATCTTGAACTTCCTGATCAAAATATAAATCCTGATCTTTATTATTGTTTAAATCTATTGCTCTAATAGAAGAACCAGACGAATAAACAGCTTTAGCTGTGTCTACATCTGTATCTCTATAAATAAGAATCTTAACTCCAGATTTTGGAGCACCTGAAAGTACTTGTGTATTAGATTCAAATGTTGTTGGTGTGCCTGTAATAGGCTCGAATTGGATGGATGTGGCTGTGGGGAATGTGTATTTAGTTGTCGCTAAAGTTTTACCGTTAAGTGAAACTTTAATATCTTCAGTTTTTAAAACAGGAAAGGTAAAAGTTAATTGGGCTTGTCCCGATATACCTTTAGAACCATCTCCTATATATTCTTTAGTTGTCGTTGCCATTTGTTATCCAAATTTTATGGTCTTAAGTTTTCATTATGAAAGCGAGTGCATAATACGGTGGTCTGTTTTCTACGCTACTTCCAGAACCTACTGAACCTGTATTACCACTAATAGTAATAGTTGCATTACCAGTAGAGCGATTTCCAAAATTATTACCAGCACTTCCACCAGTACCAACTGGACTTCCATTCTCATCATTAGCGCTATTTAATCTAGAGTAAGAATGATTATGAGTATTAGATCCGCTAAATGTGTGGGTATGTGATGGTAATTGACTTGTAGTTAAAGTATTTGTATTAGCACCACCTGTATTACCTGAAGAATAAGTAGAACCAGTTCCAACAATAAATCTATCTCTTAAGTCTGGTGTACCATTTTGTCCATCACATAAAGCCCAACCACTAGGAGCTGTGCTTCCTGTGTACATCAGAATCATACCGGTGACCAAAGGAACTTGAGCTAAGGTTATATAATTAGTGTCGTTAGTAAAAGTTGAAAGGTTTGCTCCAGTATTAGCTTTGCCAGCAATAGTCGTATTTATAGAGTTAGCTAGTTTATCTGTCGTAACTGCATCGTTAGCTATTTTAGCTGTAGTCACTGCTATATCAACGATGTCTTGAGTATTTACAGCAGGGTTAGATAACTTACTAGAGTTGATTGATCCGTCTGCAATATTATCACCATCTATTAATAATTGACTTATATTGCTTCCACCAGCAGCAAGACTATTAACAACATCTCGTGTTTCTTCTGCTACATATAATGTCTGTTTATTAACATTATTTAAGTCAGTTGCTCTTATAGAAGAGCCAGCCTGAAACTCATGTACTGGTGTAGTTGGATCTGTTTCTCTATATATTTGTAATTTGTAAGTGCCAGTTGCAGAGAATAAATTTGCTTGCAACTGAACTCTATTATCTGTAGTAATTTCCCAGTCAACTAAATAAGTTTTCTGTACAAGATTTGCTGTAGTAGTACCAAGTTTGACTTTGACATCAGTTTTTCTTGCGTAGTTAAAACTTATTAAATTTGATTCAGGGATAGTAGTTATATCATTAACTACTAAATCTTGTATTTGTGATGTCATTCTTATTTAGGCATTTCTAAGATTTTGTCTATGGTTCCTGTGTTAGCTTTTCTATTTTTTAGCTTTTGATCTCTTTCTTCAATAAGGAGTTTTTGGACGTCGTTATCATTTTTAAGAGATGCCCAAGCTCTTTTCTTAGCTCGGTCAAACGACTTTGCAATACGCTTGTAGTGTGGAAATGATCTTGGTTCAACTTCTTTTAATCCATTATTTTTGTGCCAATTCATTTCAGCAATAGATACTTGTATTGATTCTTCTCCAGCCATCTTGTCAAAGTCAGCTAATAAGTTTTGCTCACCTATAGCTTTTTGATACATAGACCTTACCTTTGGACTGTCAGATAAATCTGTTCCATCTGGTGCTGAATATGTTGAGGTTCGTAAGTCGTAACCACTATCAAATAATAATTGTCTACCGGGAGAATAATCTAAGTTAAAGTTCACAGGTGAAGCTGCATTAAACATACGAGTTACAAAGTCGTGATCTTTAATAGGTTTACCAGTTAAGATGTCGTATTTAATTGGTAGCGGATCTACTGCAATATTTTCAGTTATTAAGTTTCTATTTCTTATAGCACTGCCAAAATCAGATCCTAATTCTCTTGTGTAAGGAGTTAGTACTTTACCTATTTCATTCCTAAGACCAGATAAAGGAACTGTATTATTTGCTAAAGAAGCAAGTATTCTATTCTGCTGTCCGGGAGCACCAGAAAATAAATCTACAAAGGACTGTAATCCAGCTAAATAAGATTTACTTGTAGCTGTATTAGCTAATGCTAGTCCTAACTTTGCCAAACTATCTTCTGCCCACTCTTCACCCATCAAATCTTGGTGATCTCCTATATCTCCTACTAATGCAAGTATTTGGTTATATGGTTCAAACGCATCATAGTTAACCCAGACTCCACCAATTTTTATAGTTCTTGGTTTCCATCCAGCATCTAACCATGCTTGTCTTTTTACTCTATCTGTTGGTCCATTGCCATGTAAGTTACCACTAAGATATGCCATTGATGCCATACTTAATGCTGCACCACCCATAGCTAATCTTCCACTTTGGACAGCTTTAGCATTTATAAGATCTCTATTAGTTTTTATTCCATACTTAGCAAGAGGTCTTAAATCATCTCCGGGTTTTGCTTTAGCTATTAGATTAAATTCATCAACTAATAAATTTAGTCCGGGTGTATGTTTAGCAGTTAGAGTTAATCCGTTTACACCTGTTCTAGCAAACAGAAAGAATGGTCTAGCCCATGGTGCTGACTGAAATGCTTCTCCTAATTTTTCAGAAAACCCAGTTAAATCTTGTGTTAATGTTGCTTCTTTTCTTGAATATTCAGCAGCAGCATCAGTCAAAGTACCATCTGGATTAAATATTTTTTCATTAAACTTATCTTCCATATCCTTAAAGAATTTGGCATCAAAGTTTGCAAAATTAGAATCAGGTAATTTAGCAGCAGCTTCTAGAAATGCTTTTTCTCTTGCTCTCGCTCTACCAATAATTAATGAAAAAGCATCATCGGTAGACGCCATTATTTTAGTTGAGTAAGTAAGGAAACTACTATCATTTGCAGCTCTTGCGAGATTAGCAGTACGATACAAAAGTTTATCCATACGATCTCCTCTAGTTTCTGCCCAGTGACCATAAGCAAGCCATTCATCATCTGCTTTAGTTCGCTCAACAAATCTAGTTTTCATTGTTGAAATATCACCAGCCCAATAACTATTTAATTTGCTCTTAAATAATTGGAATGATTCTGGTATAGATTCACGCATAGCATTAAGAGAAGCTAATGCAGCTCTTGAAGTCATAAAATCACCACGCATTGCACCACCTATAGCCATAGCCATTGGTCGAGTAAATGTTGCAGTGGACGTACCTAAGACTGCTCGTACTGATGTTTTAGGTCCAGATAAAACACTATGAGTAAACATAGATCCCATCTCTCTTAATAAAGCACCTGTTTTCTTTTTATCTCCAGCCCATGAACCACCTCTCATTTTGTAACGCATAAATGCGTCTAAATCGTCGAGAGTGTGTATTTCTTTAGCCATTGATATTCCTTCAAGCATGGCTTTAAATACTTCATCACCATCTTGTTCTGTAGTCATATCTAAAACAGCACGGAAAGCATCAATGCTTTGTTGTACATCTTTATCTATGGCTTCATTAAACTCTTTTGGTAATTTTCTAATACGTGAATCACCTATCTCTGCAAGTTGTTGTGATGCTTCTGCACTAGATATTTTTCTAAGTCTTAAACCAGCAATTAGTTTTTCTACCATTTGCTGAGCAGGACCATCAATATCCTTAAGGTCAGCTATATTTGCTAGTTCTCGTGCAGCAATACCAGAGTCTCTAATGTCATTAAACAAAGAAGTATTAACCATGTCTAATGCTTTGATGTACATTGGTTTCATATATTCACCAACTTTCTTTCCAGATTTATTAGTTACTGGAATTGAATCTTTTGTAAATTTTTTAAAGAACTCTGCTGTACTTACATCACTTGTATTTCTACCTTCGTAAACAGACCTAAACATATCAAGATCTTCACCAATACTTTCTTGTAAAGTTTTACCTTGCCTAGTTGCTGTTTCTTCTAGTTGTTTTATAAATCCTTGACTTCTAAAGTTTCCAAGTATTTCTTTTATAACTTCTTCTGTTTCACCTGTACCTTTAGCCATCCTCTCAATTTGAGTGTTGGATGTCATAGAACCTACGTGACCTTCTTCTGCACCCCATTCTTTCTTAGTACGTTTTATAGAATTATCGACACTAGCTGCACTACTGTTAGAGGTAGTTGCACCTTGCCATGGATCTGCAATAGGTTCGTTCTTTGGTGCTCTAAACCCGGGATCTTTCATCTGAGATTTAGCTTGTTCTCTTTTTTGTAATTCGATACTGTCTTTTCTAGAAGACATAAATTCTTGGAACTTTTTACCCACAGAAGTAAGATCTTCAGGATTAGCAGAAACTACATCATCTTTTAAATCAGTAAGTCCTTTGCCTAATTTTTGAGTTGAATCACCTATTTTTTGTCCTGTTTGGATAGCAGTATCGGCAACTTTTGTAGCTACACGAGGTGCACTTTCAGAAACTTGACCAGCAAGCATTTTAGCTAGTGGAGTCATTTTAAATATGGTTGCGTCTATAACGGAACCTATACCCATACCTTCTACGATATGTTTTAGTTTTCTTATTCCGGGATGATCTGCGTCGTTAGTAGCGAATGGTGTATCTAGCCAACCATAATGCTCTTTAAGCATTCCAGTTAAGTTATCTTGTGATTCATTCTGTGCAACAAGGTCATATCTCAAACCAAGTAAAGCACCTTCTTTTAATGTTCCAATTAAGGTACTAGCTTTTTTAGCTTGACCTAATAAACCTACAGCTTTACCCATACCACCTGTTACAGCAATAGTTCCAACAACATCAGTAGCACCTCTAACAACGCCGCCCCACCATGTTTTAGTTTCAATAGGATCGCCGTCACCATACATAAACTGATCCCACTCAGTTTTATATCCTTCTTCAGTTTTACCTTCTTCTTCCATCTCACCATTGAAAAAGTCAATGACTCTTTCTGGTGCAGTAATAATGTTAGAAGCAATATCTCTAGCTCCAGCTCCTAAACCAATAAAAGTATCAGCTACATAATCTCCTGCTGTAGGACCTTCTTCTTTTACTTCTTCTGGTTTGTTTGCTTCTATAGCTTCTTCTTCTTGAACCTGTTCAGTTGTTGGTTCAATTTGTTCTGTAATTTCTCTACCAAGTTTTATATCAGCAGCTTGTATATTTTCTACTGCTGAGGTTGTATCCTTTTCGGACAACCCTTCTCCAGATATTCCTATCTCAAGCGTAGGGTCAAAGTTTTCATTCATAGTTACCACGGTAAATATTGCCAAATGAGAGGCAAGTAATCCGTAGTTACTTGTCCTTTCTCATTACAGCTTTTTTGTTATAAATGGATGTTTTAGCGTTTGCGTCACCAGCTCCTTCTGTTTCAAGTCTTGCTCTTGTAATACGAGAACGAGTTGGATATTTATAAATAAGTTCTAAGACTTTATCGTCATATTTTTGTTCTTTTTTATCTTCTTTTACTTCGTCTTCTGTATAAAATTTTAGTTGTTGATTAGCAAGATCAATAGGATTAACACCCATTCTCATTGCTAAGTCTCGATAGTAATCTGGTATATCTATAGATTGTTTTAGTGGTGTCTGTCCCCAAGCTATTAACTCTTCTTGTGTTTTAAGGTCAGTGCTTAGTTGACGTTTTTTCCACTTACCACCTGAAGATTGTTGTAAGTTTAATTGTATTCTTCTACTGTAGGAATCATCACTAGGATCTAATTCAGGAACCATTAATCTATTTACAGCTCTTGAATCAGTAAGTACTTCTTTAACCGCAGCTTGTGCAGCTCTAAAAGCATCTTGAGGTGTGCTTACAATTTGTCCATTACGCATGTAAGTATCTTTATAAGTCTCGTTAAATATCTCTTCTAAATTTCCATACAGTGTTAACCATTCTTCTGATTTAGTATCAGTCTCACCAAAGGTATCTCCTGTTCCTGCGTTGGTGTAAGCCTTTAATAAATTCTGTGCTTTTTTATAATCAGGAGTACCCGGATTCAAAGCTCCAGATGCAATAATTTTATCTTTATATTTGTTAAAAATTTCTGTACTGACATTTTCCATTTCAAAGTCATATACACCACCTTGGTAACGTAATGATTTTTGAATCATATCTTCAGCTACATCATCATCTAAAGTTCCACGTAACGCATCAGCTAGTTCTGTTGGTACATATCCATCATACTTTTCTTTATATATAGCCATGAGTTGTGCTTTGCCGTCATTAGATAAATTTTTGTTTTCTCTAATAACTGATAAATCAGCAGCAATATCAGCTTCTCTTGCTTCATCTCTAGCTTGTGAACCGATTTGGGCAGCACCTGCTAATTCACCTGCTAAACCTGACCACTCTTTCCAAGAACCCATAGTCTTAGTAGAACCATCACGAGCTGTTATTTCGTGATTAACTATAGACATAGCTTCTGAATAAGTAATCACATTCTCACTAACTAGATCAATTAGGTTTTCTTTAAATGCTGTCCTACCAGCACCAATAGAAGTTCTATTTCTAGCGGCATACCTAGCTGCCCAATCGTGAGCAAGTTGATGTCCATCAGCAGGGTTAGCTGTTGAAAAACCAACTGCAATCATTCTGCTGTCAGATGCTTTTACTTGTGCCTGATAATTAGCTTCTCTTTCTACA